CGTTGCCTGGTGGTAATATCCAGGCAATCCAGCCTCCTGGACACCTTCCGCATGGAAGCCCAATACAAGGCGGGGAAGTCGGCCCGAAAGTCGGATACCCGAAAAGAACCTTAATTGGAACCTTAACTAGGAGGACTGATATGTCCATTTCACTTTCTGCAGCTGCGCAGCAGCTATTTGATTCGGAAGTGAAGCACGCCTTCCAGACTGCTGGCTCGCTTCGCAATACCGTAACTATCCGCAACGGCGTAAATGCTGACGTTTATAAGTTCCGTAAGATGGGTAAAGGCCTGGCTAACCAGAAGGCTTCTTCCGCTGACGTAACTCCGATGGACGTAACTCACTCGCTGATCTCTTGCACGTTGTCCAACTGGAACGCGCCGGAATACAGCGACATTTTCGACCAGGCAGAAGTCAACTTCGACGAGCGTCGTGAATTGGCTACCACCATTGCAGGCGCCCTGGGCCGTCGTCTTGATCAACTGATCATCGACGCACTGGCAGCAGAAGCCTCACCGGCTGGCACCATTGCTCACGGCTCTGCAGGTTTGACCCTGACCAAGCTGATCCAGACCTCAAAGTACCTGAACGACAAGGGCGTACCGTCCACTGGTCGTCACTTTGCAGTATCTGCAGCTGGTCTCGAAGATCTGCTCGGCGACACCACCATCACTAGCGTTGATTACAACAACATCAAGGCTCTGATGATGGGTGACATCGATACCTTCATGGGCTTCAAGTTCCATGTTGTTGAAACTCGCAGCGAAGGTGGCTTGCCGCTGGTATCCACCACTCGTGAAGGTTTCGCATGGCATGAAACCGCTGTTGGCCTGGCCATCGGTATGGACGTCAAGACCGAAGTCAACTACGTTCCGCAGAAGACTTCTTGGCTCTGCAACGGCATGATGAAGGCTGGCGCTGTCTCTCGTGATGGTGACGGCATCGTTTCCGTTTCCTGGTCTGAATAAGGGAGATAGACAATGGCTTATTCACATCCTTCGCTGATTCAAATTGGTTCAGCAAATAGCTCAGCTCCGCGTATCTGGGTGTACAGCACCACTGATTCCGCAGCTGACGTAAATACCGCAGGTTATTTCAATGATGCGTCTGCAGACCTCCAGGTCGGCGATTTCATCTTTGCAAATACTTCGACCGGCGGTACTTTAGTAGCAACCATCTTCTACGTTCTGTCTAACGCTTCTGGCGTGGTGGACGTGAATGATGGCACTACATTGGCAAATACTGACTCCGACTAAGGGTCAGTACCAATGAGCTAACCTGGGGTGGGGCAGCGGTCTTCGGGCTGCTGCCCCTTTTACTTTGAGGAATTCGGATGGCTACTGATATTTCAATGTGCTCGAATGCGCTGCTGTTGATCGGCCATTCGACAATGTCTAGCTTCACTGATCCTGGCGCAGGTCCAGAAGTAGCGTCGAATCTGTACGAAACGACCTATGAAAACATGCTGACCATGCACCGCTGGCGCTTTGCGACTGCTAAAGCAAGCCTATCTCGCCTGACCGCGACTCCGCTTAACGAATGGGATTACGCATTCACGCTGCCGGCAAATTATTTGATTATGATCCGCGTTTATCCGGATTCTGATTACGAGCTGTACGAGAACAAGCTCTACTCAAATCAGCAGGAAATCGATATTGACTACGTTTTCAAGCCTGATGAATCGCGTCTTCCTGCGTATTTTGTCAAGCTGATGGAGTTTCACCTGGCATCTCAGTTTGCGATCCCAGTGACTGACAACACGGCCAAGGCAGAAGCCTACCGTGTTATGTATGAAGCGCAGCTGCGTCGTGCAAAATTTATCGATTCACAGTCTCGTCCGAGCGATGCGATCGTAGATTCTCCGTTTCTGGAAATGAGGGCATAACATGCCGCGCACGCTGAATTTGCAGACCAACTTCAATAGCGGGATCTTGGACCCGCGTCTGCAAGCACGCACCGACATCAAGCACTATTACCAGGGTGCAGCAATCGCGACCAACACGGTAACAACCCCACAAGGCGGGATGAAGCGTCGCCCAGGCATGATGTTTGTGGATGACTTGCCTGGTGAAGCACGTTTGGCTGCGTTTGCGTTCAACGTCGAGCAGACATATTTGATCGTTTTCACGAACAATAACATCGCTGTGTACAAGGACGACGTATTCCAGGCTAACGTTACAACGACGTACAGCACTAGCGAGCTGTTTGAGATCCAATGGACGCAGTCCGCAGACACCATGATCATCGTCCATAAAGATCATGCACCGGCAAAGCTAGTCCGTGGTGGCTCTCACACGTCCTGGACGCTGTCAAACCTGTCATTGACTAACATACCAACCTATGACTTCGGAAGCGGCGCGGAAGCTGTCTGGAGCGCATCCAGGGGATGGCCAAAAAGCGTTACCTTCCATGAAGGCCGCATGTGGTTTGGTGGGTCTCGGTCTAGACCGCAGACTTTGTGGGGATCAAAGACCAATGACTTCTACAATTTCGACATTGGCACTGGCCTGGATGATGAAGCCATCGATGTCACGATGGACACCGACCAGGTCAATGCCGTAACTGCGCTATTTGCCGGCCGTCACCTGCAAGTGATGACCACAGGCGGCGAGTTTTACATGCCTGATTCTCCGATTACGCCAGAAAAAAGCGCAGTAAAACGTCAGACTTTGTTTGGATCGAAGCCAATTCCGCCGAAATCCATCGACGGCGCTACGTTTTTCGTGGACCGTACCGGTAAAGCAGTGCGCGAATACATCTATACCTATACCGAAGAAGCCTATACGTCAGGCACCGTGTCGCTCCTGGCATCGCATATTCTTAATGCGCCGGTTGATATGGACGTGCTGCGTGGCACGCCGGACGATGATTCAAATTATCTGTATTTGGTAAACGGTGACGGTACAGTCGCGGTATTTAATACGCTGCGATCCCAGGAAGTGGGCGGCTGGACGCTTTGGCAAACGAACGGCACAATCGAATCGGTCGCGGTTGTCGTCGACGAGGTATATTTTGTCGTCAAGCGCACGATAGACGGCACTGATTACCGATTCATTGAAGAATTAAACAAGCTGCATTACACAGATTGTTCTGTATTGCAGACATACGGCACCGCGACCGCCACCATTTCTAACCTGGATCACCTTGATGGCGAGGAATGTCGCGTCAAGGCTGATGGCGCAATCCTGCCGAATGCGACGCCATCGAGCGGCAGTATTACTCTGAACCGTACCGCCAGCGAAGTCGAAGTCGGTCTTGATTTCGATACTCAAATTACGACGATGCCGCTGAATGTCGACTTTCAGGATGGTCCGATCTTGACTAGGAAGAAACGTTTGGTTCGCGTCGTGCTCGATTTGTACGAATCCTTGGGTGTTTTTGTGAACGGCCAGCGTATTCCGGATCGTCAATTTGGCGCAGGCATTTAGAATACCCAGCCGCAGCCATACACTGGCATCGTGGAAATCTATTTGAATGGTTGGGATCGTTTGGCACAGGTCACAATTTCACAACAAGATCCATTGCCGATGATGGTTATCGGCCTAGCAATCGAAGTCGAGGCATAAGATGGGCGATTTTGTAAAAGTAGCAGCAATCGGAACTGCCGCATATTTCACCGGAGGTGCAGCCCTATCTGCATTGGGTGGCGCAGGTGCAGCTGCTGGAGCAGGAACAGCTGGAGCAGCTGCAGCAGGTGCTGGAGCAGCTGCAGCCGCACCTACATTCCTGGGACTTTCTTCTGCGGCCTGGGCTGGTATCGGCACCGGAATGACCGCGCTGACATCAATCCGCGCCGGCCAGGCAACGCAGGTACAAATGGACATCGCTGCGGACCAGGAAAAGCAAGCCGCAATCTCTCGTGAAGTTGCGCGCAAACGTAGATTGGTTTCTTCCCTGGCAACTCAGAACGCAATGCGTGGCGCCCAGGGCGTGCAGCTGACCGGATCACCGGCATCAATGATGCTATCCGACATCGCTGCGGCCGAGTACGATACGACGATCGCTGCAGGCACAACGGCATCGCGCATTTCTTCGCTGCAGACCGAAGGCAAGTACGCAATGCAAGCTGGCGTAGCCAGCGCCGGCAGCTCTCTCCTGGACTTTGGCACGAGGATGGCAGAACGTGGCTGAACTACCTAGATACCAGCAGACTGAGCTCTACGAGCCAGCCCAGCCATCCGGCGCCCAGGCGCGCAGCCTGCAGTCGCTGTCGCAGAAGATCGCCGCATTTACCGAAGGCCAGCAACGTCAGGCGGATATTTACGCTGCCCAGGAAGGCGAGCGTGCAGGTCAAGCTGCTGCAGCTGGCAAAATAAAAGGCGTCGAAATGGCCAGTACGGCGACAATCCGTGGCAAAGCCTTCAACAAAGGGGCTTTGATGGCCCATGCTGCGGCCATTCAGACCGACATCCGCGAGACGACCGCACGCCTAGAGACAACATTTGCTACAAACATGGAAGGATTCCAGCAGGCAATGGAGTCCTACAAGGAAGGATTGTTCTCTCAGATCGATCCGATGCTGCGTCCTTACGCAGAAACTGACATCAATGACTACGCAAGCCGGTCGCGCACCCGCATTTTTAACGCAACATTTGAACAGCAAATGGCCGAAAACCTGGCTGAGATCAATAAAGCGGCGACAGGTCAGGCCGAAGATGCCATGCGTGCTTACCGCGAAGGCGATCTCGAAGGCGCGGCAACTGCCCAGGAAAAACTATTTTTCACCTGGGAGCAGGGCGTTAAAGAAGGAGTTTTGGACCAAGGCGAAGTCGATCGAGCTCGCAAAGTATTCGACGACGAGGCTGATTCAAACTGGATTCTGGGCGAATTTGATCGCAAGTTACGCAATGAAGGCCTGCAGGCAGCGAATGATGCGTTTGAAAAATATCGCGCATCCGAAGAAAAAGACCTGTCACCGGACAAGAAGGATCAAATCCTCACTCGGATGCAGGCACTGATCAATGCTGAGTACACCCGCCAAAACCGCGAGACTGCGATTGCCAAGGCCCAACAGGAAGCCAAAGAAAAAGCTATCGCTGACCAGGTCACGATCACCAAACAAGCACTGAAAGCTGGCGTCATTCCGGATGGTGTGGACCAGCTGATCGTGCAGGCCGAAGGCACCAAGTATTACAACGAGCTCAAGACCGAATTGGCTTATGCCAGGGTGACGTCCGAGTTTGCGCTGCGGAAGCCCACAGACCAGGCTGCTGAGATCTCTCAGATCCGCGCCAAGAAAAACCCGACGGCGCAGGAACTTGAACTGCTGTCACGTTACCAAGCGATCAACAAAGAGATCACTACCCGGTTGAATGAAGATCCGCTGACGCTGGCAATGGAGCAGCAGATTGTTCAGATGACTGCATTCGATCCTACAGATCCAGAGTCAATGCGCATCAGGCTGATGAATGCCGAGGTCGCCAGCGCGCACTATGGCGTCGCAGTTGCGCCGATTACCAGGGCAGAAGCTGGTCAGCTCAATAATGCGATTGCCAATGCCAGAGGCGAAGAAAAGATTGCCATCATGAATAACATGGTAACTGGATTCGGCGAACGCTCGATCGATGTCCTGGAAATGATGTTCAAAGAAGGTGGCGGAAACTACGCGGTAGCTGGCGCGCTGTTGAAAGATGGCCGTATTGGTCCGGCACAGAATGTACTGCGCGGCATGGATACCCTTGCCAACAACAAGGGAATCATTCCGAAAGACTTTGATGAAATGATTGGCAGCTCAATCGGCCCAACTTATGCAGCCATGCCAAAACAACTAAAGACCATGAAGAATGCAATCATGGCTCTTTATGCTCAAAAAGCTGCCAATGAGGGCATCCTGGTAGGCGGGGATAGTGTGGATTCAGCCCTACTGGAAGAATCGATATTTGAAATCACTGGCGGCATTTTGACGATGGAAACAAATGCTACTGGCATATTTGGTGACGATCAATATACGATCGAAGCGCCGTATTGGGGCGCTACAGCAGCTGATGCGGAGGAATGGATGCAAAGCATCACAGAATCTGACATCAAAGAAATGGGCGGCACAAAAGGAATCCCAGCAAGTAACGTGGCCGAAATGATCAATCAAGGCTGGGTGAAATTGGTCAGCTATGGCAATGGTGAATATGAAGTCTATACGCGCGCTGGACATGCAATCATTGCCGAAGATGGCGATTCGTTCATTCTGAAATACGGCATCAAAGGTACCAATGCCGAAGTGATCGTTGAAACTCCAATTATTGAGGCCCAATAGTCATGATGAACTTCGACCGCATGGGCAAACGCAACCTGCGCGACGAGGCTATCCGGAATCCAGCTACCGAAGAACAAGACACTCCAGCTGGATTTTTCGAGTACACCAAGGCAGCACTGAATCTCACATTTTCAGAAAATCTCCCTGGCGTGATCGATGAAACCAGGGAAAATTTTGTCGCCGAGGAAATTCAGCGCATTTATGACTTGACGCAAGATCGTGAGATCTTGAATGACAGCGACTTTGCGCTGAGAGGCGTTCACAAAACTGCGCTGGTTGAAGGCTATCAGACAGAAAAGATGACGCAGCGCATCAAGCAGCTGCAGGAACAATATCCAGACCAGGGTTTTCTTACCTGGGACGAACTGAATAATCAGAAGATCATTCCGCATTTCGCCAAGATTCGTGACGAACTTGCAAAAGTATCTGCCAACGCTGGTCCTTACGACAAACTTTTTGGTGATTTAATTGCCAGCACTGTAGAGCTCGGCGGATCGGAGCTTGGTCCATTGGCTTTTGTAGGCCCGCAAGGTCGCATAGCTGGAACAGCGAAAGAAGCACTGAGCATGCTCCCTGGTTTGTTTGCCAAAGAAGCTGGTGTTGCAACACTTGCAGAAGTGCCGATTCAGACACGCAAGCTGATGGAAAAGCCGAAGATCGATAGTCCATACGGATTGAAAGATGCGGTCTATAACACGCTAATGGCTGCAGGCGGTGCCGGCATTATTCGCACTGGCGGATCATTGACTTTCGACCTGGTTCACCTGCGCAAGCTGGCAGCGCAAAAGCGCGCGACTGGCAAGCCGCAAGACATCGCCGAAGCCGAAGTCCTGGAAACCTATGCCGACACAATGGACCAGGCAAATGCTACGCGCCCAGGCGAGCCGGCACCCGAAGCCAAAGTAAGCCAGGAACAGCATATTGAAGTGCTGGAACGTGCAACTAGAGCGCTTGATGAAGAAGGCCGGGTCCTGACGCAGGAAGAAGTCAATGAGGTAATTCCGACCGAGCCGTCACCGCTTTCTACCCTGGAAACATTCAATCCGCAGGACATCCTGGTCGATGCCAAGACGTTCCAATTTAAGGCTGGCGGCGATGTTGCCGGCGTCACTGAGCGCCTAAAAGGTGTGCAGAAATGGGACCCAGAACTGGCCGGCATGGTTATGGTTTGGGAAAACAACGCAGGCCAGCGTTTTATTGTCGATGGCCATCAACGTCTGGCCCTGGCCAAGCGCGCCATTGCCGGCGGTCAGCCGATCGATGAAGTCACCCTAAACGGTTTTCTGCTGCGTGAAGCGGATGGCGTGACAGCTGGCGACGCACGTCAGCGCGCTGCGATGAAGAATATCGCCGAAGACACCGGCACCGCGATCGACATCGCCAAGGTGTTGCGCGAGATCGGTGGCGAAGAAGGCCTGGCGAAGATGCCGCAGATTCCGCTGACATCGGCCAAGGTCCGCGACGCGCGTGGTCTGACCAACCTGGAAGACGAGTCTTTTATGATGGTGGTCAACGACCTGGTCGATTCCAGGTTTGCGGCCGTCGTTGGTGATCTGATTACTGATCCAGCACAGCAGCTCGCAATCATGCGTGGCCTGATGCAAAACCAGCCTGGCAATCTTAACCAGGCACGTATCATGGTCGGCGCCATGCGTGACGCTGGGTTTGAAAAGCGCGAGACCATGGATCTTTTTGGTGGCCAGGAGCTCACTGAAACCCTGTTTAAGGAACGCGCCCAGGTCATCGATCACATGATGCGCCAGGTCAAGCAGGACAAGCAGGTCTTTTCTGGCCTGGAACGCAATGCGGACCGGATCGTCGGCGCAGGTAATATCCTCGATCGCGAGGCCAACATTCAGAGGTTCACCCAAGATGAAAGAACGCTCGCAGCACTCACGTCCCTTGCTAACACTAAAGGGCCGATCTCAGACGCAATCAACGAAGCAGCCCGCAGAGTCAAAGCAGGAGAATCTATCGCAAGCGCGAGCAAAGATATTCTCCCAACCATTAGACAACAGGCAGCTGCGGAATATGCTCCTCGGCCTAGAGATGGCGGCGGCAGACCTGCAGAGCAAGAAGCAGCCGGAGTAGTTGACGAAACTGCGCCGAACTTTGGCATGCAAGAAGTGCCGAAAGTCCTGGATGAGAATGATAAACTGCTGAAACCCACCGAAAAAATTAAAACCAAAGCGCGCGAAAAGCAGCGTCAAAAGTGGGTCGATGATGTTTTAAAGGAAGGCACGCCGGTTGTTGGCCGGAAACCAGTCGCCTATGTCATGGGCGGCGGCGGTGCCAGCGGCAAGGGAACGGTTCTCAAAGAATTGCAGAAAATAGGCATAATTCCGGACAAAGGCGTTGTCCGTATTGATCCTGACGACATTAAAAAGCTGATCCCGGAATACAACAAAATCATCGAAGCAGGCGACGGTCGTGCAGCCAGTGTGGTCCACGAAGAAAGCTCGATCTTGGCCAAGCAGGTCCAGGCGCAAGCTGCAGAGCGCAACATGGACATCATCCTGGATGTCACGTTAGGTAATGCCAAAAAAGGCGCAGCAAAACTCAGAGAGCTCACAGAAGCTGGTTATGAAGTGCAGCTGATTGGTGTTACCGTTGACGTTGCAGAAGCCGCAAGGCGCGCTGTTTTGCGCGCTCAAGGCGAGGGACGATATGTTCCGATGCCAGAATTGGTCAAAGCGCACAAGGGTTTCAGCGAAGGCTGGGACGGATATGTGAAGCTATCGGACAGAGCGACATTGTTTGATAACAATGGCGAAGTGCCGAGAGTAATCGCAGAAGGCGAAACAGGCAGGATAGACATATTATCCGAAGAAGAATATAATGCTTTTGTAAGGAAGGCCGTAATCAATGAAAAAGCCAACACCATCGCAGAACTCCGTGTCCCCGAAGGGGGGCGTCCCGGTCGGCCAGGGATTTCAGATCGACCCAGAGTCGTTCAAGAAGACACGCGAGGAGTACGCCAACAGCCAGAAGCTACCGATACCGGTCGAGTTTCCGGTGAAAGACTAGCCAGCGATCTTCCTGATCTCGGTGACGCCGAGCTCAAAAATCTTTACCAGGATGAACTTCTCGAAGCCCGCCGTCTTCTTGACGAGCTGGGCGACGTAGAAATACCTGGAGCAAGCCGCCTCGACGGCGAAACCGGTGACATCATCACCGAAGCTCAATCCCTACGCCAAGCACTAGACGACCTCGATGTTGAAGATCGGATGATCGACGACATGTTTGGCTGCATCGGAGGCCGTAATGCCTAATCTTGACCAATGTATCCAGACCGCAGTCGAGAATGGCGATCTGACAGAACAGCTCGGAATTGAGCTGCAGCATCGCGTAGATGGATTCACACGAGCGCTGACAATCAAAGGTCAGATGTCGCCCGATGCGGCGCGTCGTGCTGCGCAGCGGCAAGCCCTGGAATCACAAAAGGCCGAGATCGCGCTCAGAAAGCGCCAGGCTGGCTTGCAAGCAATCGCGCTACACAAGGCTATCCAGAATGCTCAACGCCATCCAGAAGGCTTTGCAGCGGGCGTGATGTCGCTCCTGGTGAAGGACCTGGGCCGCAGAGCGCCATACTCGAATATAGACAATCGTGCCAAGGCGATCCTAGCTGAATTGCATGCCAGTTTTTCGGATGCGATGAATCAATACCGCACGAAATTGGCAGGATTAACGCAAGACAAAGAAGGTTTGCGCAACATGGTGCGCGAATTGTTTGGTGCCGATACTGGCGATCAAATGGCCAAGATCTATTCAAAGACCTGGTCAGAGACGGCCGAAATGGCGCGCAAGATGTTCAATCGTGCAGGCGGTGCAATCCCGAAGCGTGAAGATTGGGGCATGCCGCAGTTTCACGATCCAATGCGCGTAGCCAAGGTCAGCAAAGAAGAATGGACCAAGACGATCACGCCGATGCTGGATCGCAATCGCATGCTGACGCCAGAAGGCATCCCCATGACTGACATGGAATTCCGCCTGTTTCTGGATCATGCGTATGACACCATCAGCAGTAATGGCATGGTGGACCTTATGCCTGGTCGTATGGGTGGCGCAAAGCTCGCCAATCGCCGCCGTGATCACCGCGTCCTGGCATTCAAGGATGCTGATTCCTGGCTGGAATATCACGACAAATTCGGGCATGCAGACATCTACACCACCATGACCGATCACTTGTCCGGTATGGCCCAGGACATCGCCAAGCTCGAAGTTATGGGTCCCAACCCGGAAACCAGCTTCCGTTATCTGCGTGACATGGCCAGAAAAGACGGTCTGGACAATATGGGCCTGGGCATGCTGGATTCGGTTTGGGGTACGGTCACTGGCAAGGTCAATACGACCGAATCGGTCCGCCTGGCAGACTTCATGCAGGCAGTACGTCATTACCTGGTCAGCGCCAAACTAGGCGGCGCATTCCTCTCATCGATCTCAGACTTCGGATTTACGCGCCAGACTGCTGCATTCAACGGTCTGTCTTCGACCAAGATCTTCAATTCGTATCTTTCGCTGATGAATCCAGCCAATGCTGCGGACCGCTTGATGGCGGTCAAAATGCAGCTGACTGCGGATGCCTGGACGACGCGCGCCCTGGCAGCAAATCGCTACACAGAAGTGACTGGCGCAGGATTTTCGGCCAAGGCCGCAGATTTCACGATGCGTGCGTCATTCCTATCGGCGCACACTGACGCCATGCGGAAGGCCTTCGGGATGGAATTCCAGGCAGCACTGGCTACGCAAATGGGCAAATCCCTGGACAAGGTCCAGCCGGAGATCCAAAAGGCGCTGCGTGAGTATGGGATCACCGACAAGGAATGGGAGATCATTCGCCAGACGCCCAAGCTCAAACATCCAAAGCACAAGGATGTTGAGTATTTCTCGCCCGAAAACATGATGCAGCGTACTGATCTGACGGAATCGCAGCGTCGCGCGCTCAATATGAAGATCCAGGAAATGATCTTGACCGAGACCGATTTTGCGGTTCCGACGCCAGACGCCAGGGTCCGCGCGATCACAAGTGCTGGCGCCAAACGCGGATCAGTGATGGGCGAATTTTCCCGCAGCATTTTCTTGTTCAAGTCCTTCCCGGTCACGATCGTGGCGACGCACCTGTATCGTGGTGCGCTGCAGAATGGCCTGGGAAGCAAGGCTAAATATCTGACAAGTATTGCAGTCTCAACGACAGTCCTGGGCGCGATTGCGATCCAGGCAAAAGAAATATCACGCGGCAAAGATCCTCGCGATATGACCGATCCAAAATTCTGGGCGGCAGCATTTACCCAGGGCGGTGGCGCCGGCATTTACGGCGACTTCCTGTTCTCCGATGCAAACCGTTTTGGCGGTGGCGTGGTGCAGAGCCTCCTGGGTCCGGTCCCTGGCTTTGCCAATGATGTTGCACAGCTAACGCTTGGAAACATCCAGGAATTCGTGCAAGGAAAAGATACCAATATCGGAGCAGACTTGGTACGATTCGCTCGTAGCTACACCCCAGGTGGCTCGCTTTGGTACACCAGACTTGCGTTTGAACGTGGAGTTTTGGACCAGTTACAGCTCATGGCCGATCCAAAGGCCAAGAGCAAACTTCGCCGCTACGAAAGTAAGCGTCGAACAGACTATGGGCAGAAGTTTTGGTGGCGCCCTGGCGAAACTACGCCGCGCCGTGGCCCAGACATTGAAGCAGCAACCGGGGGTCGATAGATGGCTACTCTTACCGTTGGCGATCTGACGCCGCGTCTACAGTACACCGCGACCAGCGGGCAGACTGTTTTTGCTTACACTTTTCCTATCTTCGCTGACTCTGACCTCAAGGTTTATGTCGGCGAAACGCTCAAGACGCTAACCACTGACTACACCGTTTCCGGCGCGGGCACCAGCAGCGGCGGAAATGTCACGTTTGGGTCCGGCCTGACAGCTGGCGACATCGTCACGATTTACCGCGATTTGCCAGTAGCGCGCACAACTGACTACCAGGCAAACGGCGATCTTCTGGCGGAAAGCCTGAATGACGATCTCGACAAGCTGACCATGATGATTCAGCAGGTCGAGTACGACGTGAACAACCGCTGCTTGCGTTTTGGCCAATTCACGACCGGCATCCCGCTGTCTGAATTTACCGAAAACGCCAGCGATCGCGCGAATAAAGTCCTGGCGTTTGATTCCTCTGGGGACCCGAACATTACTCAAGAATTGGGTACTTACCAGGGAACAGACGCAACGACCACCACGGCCAGCTATGTCATTCGTGACCTGGTTAAGTCCACTACGGCTGGTCAGCTCGACAATGTCTACATCTGTATCCAAGATTCTCCTGCGGGTACTGCCTTAACCAATACTTCCTACTGGGCATTGATTGTCGATGCTGTAACTGCGGCTACTTCTGCCAGTTCTGCATCAGATTTTGCTGATGAAGCAGAAGAATGGGCGACCAAAACCAATGGCATTGTGGAGTCAACAGACTATTCTGCTAAGGCATGGTCAATCGGTGGCACGGGTGTTACCACAACCTCCGGCAAAGGTGCTGCTAAAGAGTGGGCCACCTCTACTGGGGCTGCTGTTGATACCTCAGAGTATTCCGCTAAAGAATACGCTGTAGGCGACCTGACAGCCTCTGGAGGATCTGCAAAGGCATGGGCTATAGATACTTCTAGCCCTGACGGAACAACTACCAAATCGGCTAAGACTTGGGCTGATGAGGCTTCTTCTAGTGCTTCCTCTGCCTCCTCTAGTGCTTCCTCTGCTTCCGGTTATGCTACAGCAGCAGGTAATGCCCAGACCGCTGCTGAAGCTGCTAGGGATTCAGCTTTGGCTGCATACGACTCATTTGATGATCGTTACCTTGGGGCCAAGTCTAGTGATCCAGCTACGGACAATGATGGTGACCCTCTTGCAGCAGGAATGCTGTACTACAACACCACTGTTCCTGAAATGCGCTTGTACACAGGCTCTGCTTGGGTAGCCGCTTATGTTTCTGGGGCTTCATATCTAGCTGCTGCAAATAATCTGTCTGAC